CCCCAAGCGCGCCGCCCGGGACTGCGGCGCGCGCCCCTACGCAAGAACAGGACGCCCAACCATGACTGACATCCCCACCGATCCCGAGGGCCTTGCCCGTGCCTTCGGCCTCGGCATCCTCGCCCTGTATGGCCACACCCCGAAGACCGCCCCGCCGCCGCTGTTGGGATGGGTCAAGGCATGGCGAAGCAACGCTGAGGCCATCCTGACCGCGACCCCCGCGCTGTGCAAGGCCGCCCCGGCCGCCTTGGGCGCCGCGGTGATCAACCTTGCCAAGATGGGTCTGATGCCCGGCATCCCCGGCGACGCGAGCGCGACCGGCTACCTGTACCCCGGGCAGGGCGGCCCGATGGGTGTGCCCTCGGCGCGCGGCCGGATCGCCTTGGCGCGCGCGGCCGGCGTCGCGGTGGAGACCTACCCGGTCGGCGTCAAGGACGAGATCACGCTCGACGTCGACGGCGATGTCGCCGAGGTCAAGCCGAACCCGGACGAGCGCCCGACCAAGTGGGAACACCTGCGCGGCGTCATCGTGCGCACCGAGGACGGGACCGGCGCGGTCCGGCGGCACTGGATCAGCGCTGGCGAGATCGAAGTCCGCAAGGTCCGCAGTAAGGGCGGCGGCCCGTGGCAGTCCGACCCGGTGGGCATGGCGCGCGGCAAGGCTGTCAAGATCTTGGTCGACCGCGGCATCCTGCCCCAAGCGCCCATCCCCATCCCCGGCCTGCGCGAGTGGTACGCCACCGCCCCGGCGCCCGCCCTGCCCACCATCGAGGCCCCCGCCGCCCGCGCCCTGCCCGCGCCCGCCGAGCCCGAGCCCGCCGACGCCCCGCCTGCCGCGCCGACGGCCCCTGAGACCGCGCCCGCCGCGCCGGACGTGTCAGCGCCCGCCGAGGTGGAGCAAGCGCCCACGGAGGCCCCTGCGACGCGCTCAGGGCTCTACCTTCCGGACGAGCCCAAGGGGCATCCGTCGCTGTCCTCGGAGTCGCGCTTGTTCCTGCCGCAAGGCGCCACGGTTGAGATGACCGTGCGCGACATGGAGCGACTCGGTGGGGATGTCGCCGCCTCTGCATTCGACGGCCTGATCATCACTGACGAGGATGCTGAGCGTTTCGGGCAGGACGCCGTCGATCTTTGGATTGAGGGCATGCGCAAGGCCGGCCGCGCGCCGACCGTCGAGGCTGCCCGCGCTGCGATGCCCCGCTTGATGGCCAAGGCCCGCGAGATCGCCGGCAACCCGCCGGCCCGGGAGGTCTGATGCCTGCAGCCAAGCGCACCCATCCCGGCGGCTACACCGCCGACCGCTACCCCTACACCGGCACGCCCGAGGCCCGCGCGCTGGCCAAGCTGCTGCGCGAACACAGCCGCCAGCCGGACATGCAGACTAAAGAGCGCGGCTGGTCCAACCCCGAGATCGGCGTCACCGGGATGGCATGGTGGGAGCGGAAGGGCCGGTACAGCCGCGCCGGTTGGTGCGTGAACGTGTGGAGCGGCAGCGGGATCGAGACGGAGTCGCCCGGCCGCGCAACAAGCCTGCGCGTCGCCTTCAGGGCCATCGCCCGCCGGCTTGAAGGCCGCCCGGTTGTCCTCTCGCCGCGGCAAAGGGGCTGGGGCGTCATGCCGCCCGCGGCGCGCGCCGAGTTTGACCGGTCCTTGGCGGTTGATCGCGCCCTGTACAACGGCACCGCCGACCCGCACCGCATCCCCATCCACCGCCCCGGCCGCCCTGACCACCTCCGCGACCTGATCGCGAAGTGGTACCGCACCGCCTGACACCCGCGCCCCGGCGCACCCCAACCCGCCGCGCCGTCCGGGGACGGTCGGCAGCCTGCCAACGGAGTCCGACATGACCTGTGCCCTCATCGCCATCCTGATCAGCCTGAACCTCGCCCCGAAGACCTGCAACGGCGGCCTCATGGACAACTGCGCCGCCGAGTGCAACGGCGGCTGGATGTAGCAGTCCCGGGCCGCCCGTGGCCCCATCCCCGCGCGCCGACCGGGCCTCCGGCGCGCCGCTTCCCCGCCGCTATTGACGGCATGACGCGCGGCGGATAGCCTGCGGACAGACCCGCCCCATCGGAGCCCGCCGTGACCCGCCGTGCCGTCATCCCCCAACACCCCGCCGCCGACCTGATCGGCCGCGTGCCCGACGGCCTGCTGGCCTGCCTGATCGGCGTCACCCGGCCGGCCATCGGGCACCACCGCACGGCGCGCGGCATCCCGGCGGTCGACCCGCGGGCCTTCGTTGACGACGTGGGTGTGCAGGCCGTCTTCCGTGCCGAAGCTGTCGCCGAGGTCACAGCGCGCCCCGGCCGTGCCGACGCGCTCAACGCTGCGGCCGCGGCGTGGATCCCGGGGTGGGTGCCGGTCGCGCCCGTGGAGAGCACATGACCAGCGCCGAGCCGACCACCGACGCCCCGGCCCTCGACACGTCCCGCCGCCGGACGCGTGCCTACGCACCGCATGAGCAGACCACCGCCCACGTTGGATGGGAGCGGCTGGCCTTCGTCGATGCCGAGGCGGCCATCGCCGGGATGACCCGCTGCGGCTGGCTGCTTCACCACTGGCCCCGGGGCGCCGGCAAGACGCTGGCGCTGGTTCAGCCCCGGCACCCGCGGGCCTCGCTGCCGATGCCGATCCGGGCCGCGGCGCTAGCCAAGCGCTCGCAGTCCGAGAACGAGCACGATTACGGCATCATGACGCTGTCTGGCGACGCATGGCGCGACGACGCGCCCGCGCTGCTTGAGCAACTTCGCCCGGCCGGGACCAAGCTGTCTGCCGTGGTGCGCGCCGTGATCGACGGCATCGCAGAGGCGCGCAAGTGACCGCCCGCAAGCGCGCCCCGAAGCCGGCCGCCCCCGTCCAGCCCCGCCTACCCGGCCCCCGCGTGGTCTTGGGCATCGACCCCGGCCAGACCGGCGGCGCGGTGGCGCTCTGGACGGCGCCCGGCGCGCTGCCGCAGGTGCTGGGGGCGTGGTCATGGGCGCCGGTGGTGCGGCAGAAACTGCCGTGCCTGCGCGTGCTCGCAACCGGGCCCGTCTTTCGCCGCGAGGTTATCGACGTCGCGCTTGGCGGGATCGCCCGCGGCATCGCCATCGAGGCGGCCGCCTTGGCGGGGCACGTCGTACTCGACGCCGTGGCCATCGAAGCCGCCCAGGCCCGCCCCGGCCTGCCCGGCGCCGGTCTCGCCGTCGCGCGCGCTGCGGGTGAGCTCGCCGGGGGCGTCTGCGCAGCGTGGCACGGGCGCGTCCTGTGGCCTACCCCGTCCGCATGGCGCTCGGTCGCCTACCCCGGACGCACCCGCGCTGCCGGCAAGCCGGACCCGTCCGGCCTGATCGCCCAGACCGCGGGCTGGCCCGAGGGGTCCGCCGACGTCTGGCCCGACGGCGTGCCTGAGCACACGGCGGAGGCCCTCGGCGTCGCGCTCTGGGCCGCGGCGCAGGGCGAGGGCGCGGACGTGCGGGCCGGGGCGAAGGCGCGGGGATGAGGCCGCCCGGCGCTGTCCCGCTAACCACGCGGATCATCGGCATCAGCGAGCCGATCCGGCAGTGCGCCCGGCACCACCGGCACCTGCCGCGCTGCGCGGGGGGGCTCTTCGGTGTCGAGGTAGTGCGTGCCGATACGCGCTGGCCCTGCGCTTGGGGCGTCGTCGGCCGCCCGTCGTCGCGGCACCTGGACGCCGATGGGTGGTGGGAGCTGGTGCGCGGGATCGTGCCCGAGGGCGCGCCGCCCGGGTGCGCGTCGGCGGTCCTCGCCGCTGCAGCCCGCGCCGCCCGGGACCACACGCTGCCGCTCTACGGCCCCGGCCACGCCCCGGCGCCCGGCGGCGCGCTGCGCAGGCTGCCCCGGACCGCGCCGGACCCGCGCCCTATCGTGACCTACACGCTCGCCTCCGAACCCGGCACGTCGTTGATCGCGGCCGGATGGGTGCCTGCGGGGGTCACCGGCGGCGGGCAGTGGGGCAACGACAAGCGCCCCCGCGACGTGCGGGCCGGCGAGCTCGCGGCCCCCAAACGGCGATGGGTGTCGCGCTGGTCTGCGGACGCGGCGCGCGCCCGCGGGTGGGTCGAGTAGCGAAAGCGTAGCGCTGGCGCGGCTTCTGCACTTTCTTTCGTCTTTGTAGCGAAAGGCTATTGACCGGTGCGCAGCGGTCCGATAGGGTGAAGGTGTCCGGCGGCGGTGGAGCCGCGGACGAACCTGGAGCCGACCATGAACACCCAGCCCGCTGCCACCGACTTCCTGCTGACCTTCGCCAACGCCGTCGCCAACTACCTGCCGGTTGGCGCGCTGGTCATCTGGCCCGAGTTGACCGACCTGATCGGCGAGTCCGGGTGCGACCTCCTGCGGAGCGCTGTCCGCAGCCGCGGGATGCAACTCGTCGACAATGGCGCCGGCTGCTTCTTCCTCGCCGCCTGACCCCTCCCGCCCGCCGCGGACGGGCACCCCTTCGCGCGCCGCCCGGCACCGGCGCACTTTGGAGCCGACCATGACCGAACCCCTGAACTCCGCCCAGATCACGCACCGCGCCCGCAACGTCGCCCAGGTGATCATGGGCTACATCTCCACCGACACCGACGGCGGCGAGACCATCCACAGCGACGACCTCGCGCTGGCCCTGCGCGAGTGCGCCGACACCGGCCTGCTCCCCGGCGGCGCCGGCGGCGTGCTCGTGTGGGAGACCGCGCGGTCCCTGATCCCCGCGTCCGTCGCTGTCGAGGGCCTGTCCCCCGAGGACCACCCCGCCGCGCAGCGCAGCGCCGAGCCGACCTTCCCCGGCGAGGACTTCCCCGAGCCCGCCGACGGCGAAGGCGCCCGCGTGGCCGCGGAGGAGGCGGCGTGGGAGGCGCAGATCAAGGCCGCGCCGGCCGCGCCGGCCTCCGCGACCACCCAGGCGCTGGCGGAATGGTGCCGCGCCGCGGAGGAGGCGGCGTGGGAATCGCAGATCAAGGCTGCGCCGATGCCTGCGCCGGTCCCTGCGCCGGTCCCTGTGTCCGCCCCTGCGCCGTCCGCGTGGGCGCAGCGCGCCCCGGTCGGTTCGGTCTGGCGCTTCGCCGACGACGGCCTGTACGCCCCGGCCGGGGCGATGGGCCTGTCTGTGTTGAGCAGCAACCCGCACGGCATCTTCGGCGTGGTCCGCGAGCACGTCGCCATCGCCGCCTACGGCGAGCCCTTCGTGACCGCTGACTGCGTGCTGCTGGCCTTCCCCAGCGGCCCCGGCGTCGTGATGACCGTCAGCGCGCTGCTGTGGGCGGCGAAGCGGGTGGACGCATGAGTACCGAGGACGCCCTGCGCGCCCGCGCCGAGAAGGCCGAGGCGCACCTTGCGCTCATCCTGCGGGTGTTGGATGAGGAGATACAGACCTGCGATGCCCATGCGGCGGCATCCCGCAGCGACGCGCTGGCATGCCGAGCTGCCGCATCGGCTGGACGGCCGGCCCCTGCTGCCGCGGGGTTTCTGCACCTCACGGACGCGGAGCGCATCCGCCTACACGAGAACTGCGCCACTCGCGCGGCCCTTGAGGCGCTCGGCCTGCGCACGGTGCTGAAGATCGTTGACGCTGCCATCACCAAGGCCGCGAAGGAGCCGACCACATGACCCTCCGCCCACAGAACCTCGCCGCCGACGGCCTCATCGGCGTGCGCATCCCCATCGGCCCCGCCGGCTTCGTCAGCCTCGTGGACTACCACGGCAACGACGCCGCCATCGCCCGCGCCGCCCGCGTGTCCTACGGCCGGCATGACGCCGACCGCGGGGCCGACGCTGATGCGCGCCTGATCGGCTTCCTTGTGCGGCACCGGCACACAACGCCGATGGAGATGGCCCGGCTGGTATTCCACATCCGCGCGCCCTTCTTCGTCGCCCGGCAGTGGATGCGGCACCGGATGGCCAGCGTGAACGAGGTCTCCGCCCGCTACACCGACCTGCCCGCCGACTGCTACCGTCCGCCCGCGCTGCATGCTGAGCCCGCACCGGGCGCCAACCAACAGGGCCACGGCGGGCGGCTTGACCCGGAACGGCTGAACGATGCCTGCGGGGTGCTCATGCGCGCCGAGCGTGGCGCGGTGGGCGGCTATCGCAGCCTGCGCGACCTCGGCGTGGCGAAGGAACAGGCCCGGATGGTCCTGCCGATGTCGACCTACACCGAATGGACGTGGGCAAGCGACCTGCACAACCTGCTGCACTTCCTGAAGCTGCGCGGCGCCGGCAACGCGCAGGACGAGATCCGCGAGTACGCCAACGCCATCGAGGGCATCGTCTCCGCCGCCTTCCCGCTGACCCACGCAGCTTGGATCGAGCACGTCCGCGACGCCGTCACCCTGTCCGCGTCCGCCCAGCGCGCCCTCGCCGCCGCCCTGCGCACCGGCACCGCGCCGGACCTGTCCGGCCTGCCGCCGCGGGAGCGCGCCGACGTCGAGGCGTGGATCGCGGGGGGTGGCCGATGAGCGCCACTTGCACCGGTTCCGATGCTGTCGCCGCACAGGCATGGGAGACGCTGGCATGGCTCGTCAGTCCCGGGGTCGTCTGCTGTGTCGCGCTCGTCTTGCTCTGCGCCGCCGTCGGCGCCATTCCGATGCTCGCGCCATTCATCGGGCCGCTTCTGGCGCGTGCCGGTAGGGAGGACCATTGAGCACCGCCCGCGTCGTCTACCCCCGCCTCCCTGTGCCCGCCTACGTGCCGCCCTCGCCCGCCGCTGCGGCTGCCCTCGCCACGCTGCTGACCGGCGGGCCGTGGCTCACCCCGCACGGCCGGGAGGTGGTCGCCGAGGACATCGAGCGCGTCTACGCCCTGGTCTGCAGGCGCCAGCGATGGCCCGGCAGCGGCGTCACGATCCGGGCCGTGGCGGTCTTGCGGGACGCGGGCCTGATCGTCCGGCCGCGGCCGCCTGCGCGCCCCGGGGCGTGGGTGCCTGCCGCCGATCCGGTGCCTGTGCCCCGGCGCCCGGTGGTGCGGGTGCGCGCGCCGAAGGCCGACCCGTCGGAGCGCGGGGCGAACCCTGCGTGCGTGCGGCCTGCCGATCCGGCGAAGGTCGCGCGGTTCTGGCACCGGTCCGGCTGCGACGTGGAGGGCATCGCCGCCGAGCTCGACAGGGCGTGCCCCCGCGACGGGCGGCCCTGGACGGCAGGCGAAGCGGGCGCGCTGCTCGGCGGGCTTGCCGCGATTGACGTGCGCAAGCGGCTTCCGGCGGGCTGCAAACTTTCTTAGCTGTATCTGTCCGGCGGCTATTGACCGCTGGCGAGGGCGGCGATAAGGTTTGGGGGCCGGGGCGATGGAGCCCCGAGCCCACCCGGAGCCGACCATGACCACCGCCGCCAAGACCCTCGTCACCACCGCCGCCCGCTTCGCCCACCGCGATGACTCCCTCGCCGCTGCCCTTGACGAGCTGCGCGCGCTGACCGGGATTCCGTCCTGGCGCGGCGAGGCGTCCTGGCAAGACGGCGACCGCGACGTCATCGTCGTCACCGACGTGCCCGCCGATGTGACCGCGCCGGCGCGCTGGCACATCGCCTGACCCGTCCATCAGCGCTTCTTCCCGGCAACGTGCCGGGCCCATCCGCAACACAGCCCGCGCAGGCGGGCGATGACAGGAGATGACCATGTCCACCACTGAAATCTCGCCCCGTGATGCCGCCATCGCCCACGCCGCAAACTGCCGCGCCGCGCGCGCCGCCAAACAGCATCCCCCGGGGTGGACTGGACCCAGCCTTGTCGGGGCCGACCTGAGTGGTGCTGACCTCAGCGGGATCATCATCAGCGGTGACCTCACCGGCGCCAATCTGCGCGATGCGAACTTGGGCTCCGCAGAGCTGTCGTGGGTCACCCTGGACCACGCAGACCTGCGTGGAGCCGCGCTCACCGGCTCCACCATCGTAGGCAGCCTGAGGGGCGCCAACTGCGAGGGCGTCAGTTTTGCGCACGCGGATCTCATGTGCGCGCCGGACTTTAGCGGCGCCAACCTGAGGGGTGCGGTCTTCTCGGGCATTGCGAACAGCCTCCGGCTTGCGGGCGCCGACCTGAGTGGTGCCAAGATTGGGCAGTGTCGGCTGCACGGTGCCGACTTCGGTGGCGCCAATCTGACCGGTGCCACCCTGAGGGGAGTCGAGGCTACCTACGCTAACTTCATCGGCGCAAACCTCACCGGCGCCAAGATCTTTGGCGGACGCTACACCGGAGCGACGATGCACGGAGCGACCGGCCTGTCTGCGCAGATGGCGGATGCCGACTACCGCTCGACCGAACCACCGGCCGGCAGCGCTGGTGACCGCAGCCGCGGCTGACCTCCCCCGGCCACGGGGCCGCCGCAAGGCCCCGGCACCGCCGCGCACACCGCGCGCCGGCCCGCCCGCTGCCGATGCAACCGCCCCTCGGGATGGGGCGACAGGAGACCGACCATGACCGACTACAGCGACTACGACGGCCCTCCCGCGTGGTGGACCGCCCGACTGGCCCGCGCCGAGGCGCGCCGGCCGCTCTGTGACGAGTACGGCACGCCGCTCGATGACGAGGGCGAGGACGAGGACGCCGAGACTGAAGAGGAGGGCGAGGAATGACCCCCGACTGGCCCGCCCTCTGGCAGACCGAGCGCACCGCCCGCCTCGCCGCCGAGGCCCGCCTGCGCGCCCTGCACGCCGTGATGTGGCTGGCCCTCGCCGCCACCTTCGCCATCGCCGCCCTGTGCGGCGCCCTCACCGGAGCCGAGGCCGCGTCGCACGCGGTGGCGCGGCACCACACCCGACAGGAGCAGCCATGAGCGACCAGATTGATGATGACGAGTTCACCGACGTCGACGACCTTCTCCGCTGGATTGGACATGCTCGCACCGAGGCCCGCGCCCTGCGCGCCGAGCGCGACGCCCTGCGCGCCAGCGCCGATGCCGCCGAGCGCGACGCTGAGACGTGGCGCGGCTTCGCCATCGATGTCGCCCGCGAGGTCGCTCCTGTAGATGCAGAGGACAGTGCGCACCAAACCAGTGTTGACGACCTGCCGGCGCTGCTCAGGATGGTGCGCGGAGCCGGAGAGCAGCACGTCATCGCCATCGCCCGCGCCGAGGCCGCCGAGGCCGAGCGCGACGCCCTGCGCGCCCGTGCCCTCATCGCAGACCAGTGGCGCGCCTTCGCTCTCGAAGTGGCCCTGCAGGTGGCCCCGCTCGGCGAGGAGCAGCGCGCCGCCCAGACCACCGTCCGCGACCTGCCTGCGGTGGCCGAGGCGCTGCGCGAGGTTGTCGCCGAGCGCGATCGCGCTGACCAGCGCGCCGACCGCGCCTATGCCCGCAAGGTCGTCGCCGAGAACGAAGCCGCCGCCCTGCGCGCCCGCGCCGAGGTCCTGCAGGTCTTTGCGGGGTCGGTCGCGTTGGCGCTTACTGGCGCCGGCGCCGCGGCTGACGACCTGCCGGACCTGCTCGACGTGCTCGGTGTCGCACTTGACGACCGTGCGAGCCTGCGCGCCGAGGTGGAGTACCAGCGCGCCCGCGCCGAGGCCGCCGAGGCCGCGGTGGCCACCGCGCGGGCGGAGGGGGCGGCGGCTGAGCGGGCGGCGGTTGTGGCCTGCCTGCATGGCGGGGCGGACGCTCACTCCGGGTTTGGCCGGTCGGTTGTGGCCGTGGCCCTGCGCGACCATGTCGCCTACATCGAAGCCGGCGCCCACGTCCGCGCCGTGGAGGGCGCATGACCGCCGCCGACCGCTACTTTGCCGCCTGCCACGCCCTCAACCGCGACGAATGGGCGCCCGGGATGCGGTGGCTCCGCTGGGCGCCCGGCACGGCACGGCACCTGCAGATCGCCGGGCGAGTGCCCGACGGGCCGGACATGCACGACTATGACCGTGACCACGTCGTGCCCGACTTCACCGACCCCGCGACCGTTGGGGTGTTGCTCGCCGCCGTGCGCGAGGTGTGGGCGTCACCGACGCTGTTCGCCCGGCCGACCGCCTCGGGGTGGACCGTCATGCGCGGCAGCGGGGCCGGCATGGGCAAGCTGAGCGACGGCCCCACCGAAGCCGACGCCCTCGTCGCCGCCCTCGAAGCCGCCGCCGCGCGCCGAGGGGGCCAGCCATGACGCCCATCCCTGACGACACCAACCCCTCAGTCGCCGCCGCGCAGGTGCTCGCTGAGGCCCGCCGCACCCGGGCGCCGGCCTCGGCGCTCTTCCGGGGCTGCCGCATGATCGCCGAGGCGCACTGGACCGAGGCCCGCGTGCTCGACGTGTGGCAGTACACCGCGGGTCACCCTTGGGTGTTGCTCGGGCGGCACCTTGAGCGCTTCCACGCGCGCGGCATCCACGCCAGCGTCGGCACCCGCGAGGGCTACTGGTTCGCTGAGATTGACCGCATCGGGCGCGTGGTCGACCCCGAAGAGGCCGCGGCCGCTGGCTTGCCGCTCTTGTCGGCGCTCATCCAGGAGTTCGACGGCCTGCGGTCGCTGCTGCGGCTCAAAGAGGAGGGCCAGCCATGACCGCTGAACAAATGGCCGCGGAGATCGCACGCCTACACGAGTGCCTCCGTGACGCACGCATCGTCGCCGAGTGCAGGCTGCGCGACATCGAGCGGTTGGCCGGCGAGGTCGCGCGGCTGCGGCAGGGTGAGCAGCTTGCCAAGGCCAGCGCCCACGCTGCCGACTTGGCTGAAAAGAACGCCGTCGAGTCTGCTGCGGCGGCCAAGTACATCGCCGACAACAATGTCCGGTGGGCGCGTGAGGAGGCCGCTGAGCAGGTGCGCGCCGCCCGCGCGGAGGCCGCTGCTGCCCGTGCGGAGGCGCAGGTCTGGCAGGCGTTCGCGCAGGCGGTGGCGCAGGTCGTCGGCGCCCCTGAGCCTACGCCGCGCGACCTGCAGGCTGTGCTCGCGGCAGTGCAGACCTGCGCAAGCGGGGGCCAGCCATGACCCGCCCCTGGCACCACCGCCGCCTGCGGGTCCGCCCCGGCGGGCGGCGCACGTCGGCGGCCGCGCGGCTGCGTGCGCACGTGCTTGCGCTCGGGGCGTGGGAGGCTGCGCTGGCCGCTGCCTCGGGGTGGCGCGGGGCTGTGGCCGCCGGCCCGCTGGCACTGCGGGCCTACATCTTCCGTCGGCCGAGGGGTGAGCACCCGCCCTCCGCGGTCCAGATGTGCTGGGGCCCCGCCGGTGAGCGATGGCGGGACGCGGCGCTGGGGTGGGCCCGGCGCGCCGAGGTGGCCGCCGACGGCTGGGGCGCGGCTGCGCGGAGGTGGGCATGAGGACACCCATCACGGCCGTCTGCCCCGTCTGCGGCCGCCGCTACCGCAGCCCCGGGCCCGCCCCGTGGTGCTCGGTCCGGTGCATGGGCGAGGTCTACCGCGAGCCCGAGCCCGCCCCGGTGCCCGACGTTGGGCGCGAACGTCCAGCCCGCACCGTGCGCCGGTCGCTGTCACCGCGTGAAATCCCGGCCACCCCGCCCGCGCGGTAGACTCCGGGCAGGCTCGCCCCACCCCTCCCGGCGGTCGCGGCGTGCCCGGGGGGAGCGTGACCGACACCCGCAGGCAGGCCCACCCGCAGCCCAGCACCGCCCCCGAGGGCCAGCCCGCGCCGGTCCTCGCGCCGCGCCCTGACGTCGTGGAGGCGTGCCTCGGGGTGCGGGCGGACATCACCGCGGCCGTGCGCACCGACCGGGCCCACGCGGACCTGTGGGCGGTGCACGCGGCCGTCGGCGGGCTTCTCGCCGCAGAGCTCGCCGGGGCCGGGCGACTGCCGCTGGCGGTGGCGTGGGCCCGGCTGGTCTGGCGCTGCGCTGTCGTCGTCGCCCGGTGGGGCGGGCCGATGCCGCCTACGACTTGAAGGCGCGCCGGGCGGCCGCCTTGACCGCGGCAGCAGTCATGCCGCGGGCGGTCGCGGCAGCCATGAGGCGCCCGGTCCACGCGGGCAGCTTGACGGCGCAGTCGTCGTACCAGTCGGCGGTGCTGAGCTGCACGTCGTCGGCGCTGGCCTGCAGCGTGGCGAACTGCGCGTTGGTGGGGCTGTCCCCGGTGCCGGTCGCAATGTGGAGCATCCGGCCGTCGGGGCACTCTTCCATGCCGACCCAGACCTCGCGGTGGGTGGCGCTGAACGTGTCGTTGCCGCTGTTCGTCTCGATCTTGCCCATGTCAGGACTCCAGAGGGCCGCGGGGCACCGAGGCGGGGCCGGGCGCGGCGGTGGACGTGTGGAGGTCAGCGATCAGGTTGTCAGCGACCGACAAGGCCATCCCGAGGACCATCGCGGCGATTGACAGGCCGGGCTCTGTCGCGGGGGCTGGTTCGGGCAGTGCGGGTGCAACAGGGGGTCGGCGCGACGGCATCGGCGCGGGGGCGGCGGGCTGGACGAGGGCGAGGTTCATTGACGACTCCGGGCGGCCGCTTCAGCCACGGCGATCAGGTCGCGGATTCGCTCAAGCGCCGCGGCGGTCTTCGCGGCCTCAAGGTCGACGCGGTGCTCAAGCGCGGCCATCGCCTCCCGCATCTTCGCGCGCTCTTCGGCGTGCCGTGCGGCTTCGTCCCGCCATTGCTTCCACGCCGCGGCGAGGGCGGCGAGGATCACGCCGGACGGGCCCGCGCCCTGTAGCAGCGGGGCGAGCGCGCCGAGGTCACCGGCAGGCGCGGCGCCCGACACAGGCGCGCCGTCGACCTGCGCGCCGGCTGTGGCGGCGAAGGCAGCGACGGCGAAGGCGACGACACCCGCGACGACGACGAGGGCGGGGCCGCGGAGGTGGGCGGGGATGCGGGGGAGGGCGGGCATGGATGGCATCATACCCCGCGGACTTCCCAATGGGGGCCGTCTTTGGTGCGCTCCCAGTCGCCGCCCCACGACAGGGTCACCCCGTGCGTCAGGCCCTCGTTGGTCATCTTCGCCCATTCGGCCTTGATGACCGGCGCGATGGCGTGGTAGGCGGCCCAATCCCACGACACCGAACCCTTGACGATGGGCGCGACGTCGACGGCGTGCGACGGCAGGGGGTTGTGCTTCGACTGCCCCGGCTTCGCGTTCGTGACAGTCTTCTCGCCCGGGATGCCGCGCCGGCCCTTGGCGTAGAGCTCGGCCTGTTCAGCGTTGGTCCGATGGCCGTAGAGGACGGTCAGATCGTGCGGCAGGTCGGGGCGCTTGATCACGCGGGCGAAGAGCTCCCGCAGAAGTTCGTGACAGGTCTGCAGGCGCGCGACAGAGGTAGGGCCGAAGGCGTAGGGCATCAGGGCCTCTTGCACATGTTGGGGGTCACGAGGTCGTGCCATCGCCGATGGCACGGGCCGCAGATGCGGGCGGTTGGCCATCGGTCGGCGTCGCTGCCGAACAGGTGCCGCGGGGCGAAGTGATGCGTCTCAAGGTGGGCCATGGTCCCGCACACAGCACACGGCGCGGCATCCGCTGCAGCCTGCGGCCATTCCGGCAGGGCGGCGAGCGCGTCAGCCGGGATCGACTTGACCGCGACGAATGGGGGCGACCCGGGCGGGGTGTGCTGACAGCGCATGCACCAAGACCGGACCTTGACGCCGTTGGCGGTCCGGTCGCGGTAGAGCATCGCTTGGCAGTTGTCGCTGCCGCACCCCTTGGGCATCCCCATCGGTTCAGTCCTTGTCCGCGAGGTCGGCCACCAAGTCGGCGGCGAGCTCGGCCAAGTCGGCAGCCAAGCGCCGGATCTCGGCGGGGGTGAAGCCGCCGGCCGAAGCGATGGTGACGCGCGCGGCGAGGCGCAGAAGGCGGGCGATCAAGGCCGGTTTCATGTCAGCACTCCGGGGTCGGGATGCGGGCTGCGCGACGGGTGGCGTAGGCGCACAGGTCGGCGGCGGTCAGGCGGTGGACGTGCGGCGCAGCGCCGGATCGGCGGACGATGACGATCATCGGGTGGCCTGTGCCCAGCGCAGCACGTCGTTGTGCAGCGCGGCGGCGCGGTCGATCAGGTCAGCGGGGGCGTTGGCGGCGCGCAGGTAGGCGACCAAGTCGGCGGACTCTTGCGGGGCCTCGATGGCCGCGCCGGGCCAGCCGATCCGCAGCGGCGCGCCGTAGTGCGCTTCGCCGTGGTCAAGGCGGGTCAGGATGAAGGCGCGGGCCTCGGGGGTAAGTGTCGCGGGCAGGTGGTCGCGGACGGCGGGGCCGTCGGTGTCGCACGGACCGCAGTCGTGGAGGGCGAGGTCGACGGCGGGGGTCACGACGGCAGGCCGTCAAGCTGGCCTGCGGCGAGAGCAGCGGCCAAGCCCGCGCAGACTGCATCGGCGATGGCGGTGCGGCCGGCGTCGTAGGCAGCGAGGTCGTCGGGGTCGGTCGGGGCCGTGGTGGTGGCGCAGACGCGGGCGGGGGGCTGCGTGAGGGTCAGGCGCAGATGTACGGCGGGGACGTTGTCCTCGCCCATCCACGCGACTTCGATGACGGATGCGGCGGCGGTCGGGGTCGACATTGAAGCCTCAGACGTTGCGGGTCTTGACGACAACGCGGGTCAGGGTGAACCCGGCTTGAAGCTGAGCCATGATGCCGCCGAAGAGCGACGCGCCGAAGCGGGTGCCGGCCGGGGCGTCGGTCACGTCGGCGGTGACGGTCGAGGACAGGAGCACCGCCCCGGTCAGCGCGGTCAGGTCGGCGTCGCTCGGGGCGGTGGTGCCGTAGAAGGCCCACAGCACCGACCCGCCTTGGATCAGCAGCGTCACGCACCATGCGCCGGTCGGCGTGGCCTCCGCCGATCCCCAGTTGGTGAATGACTCGTTCGTCGCGATCCGTCTCTGCTGTTGCGTCGTAGAGAGCAGGCCCTGTACGGTATTCGATGTGCCGGTCGAGAACCGGGCTTGGTCGGCGCTGAGACCGACGCGCCACGCGGTGCCGGTGCCGGTCCAGTCGGTCAGGTTCGTCAGGTAGAAGGTCACGGCGAGGCCGTTCATCGCGTCGGCGGGGAGGGTCAGCCCCGCGGCGGCCTCGAGGTCGATCAGCGCGTTGACGCTGCCCGTCCCGCTCGCACCGTCGCACCGCAGGCCGGCCGCGCCGGCGGTGACGGTGCCGGCGTTCGACGCCGACGATGCCCACACCGATGCGACCGTGGCACCGCCCGATGCCCGGGTGACGGTGTTCACGACGCCGTCGGTCAGCGTCGCGGTGGTCAGGCCGGTCAGGTCGAGGTCGAGGGCGGCGGTCCAGCCGGCCGCATCGCCGGCGACGCTGACCAGCGCGCTGCTCTGCGAAGTCTGCCCGCCCGACGACGCGGTCAGGGTCGCGGCGTAGGCGACCCCGCTGGCGACGGTCCACGTCCACGGGCCGAGGTCGCTGCCGCTGGCGGTCGGCGTGCTGCCGTCGCTGCCCCGGACGGCGCAGGTGTAGCTGGTTCCGTCGGGCGCACCGGGGTGGGTCCACGTCGCTGACGCGGACGTGGTGCCGCTGGCGAGGCTTTGGACGGCGGGGGGTGTGGGGGCGGTGAGTTCGTCCGCCTCCCCCGGCGCCCGGGTGAAGACATACCCGCGGCGGTCGCTCATCGCCCGACCCCGAGTTCAGCACTGATGGCGGTGGTGCCGCTCTGCGCGGCCACGAAGATCGAGCGGTTCGGGGTGACCCCTACCGTCACGGGCCGATCTTCGGGGTCACGCATCTTGACCGCGTACTTGCCCTCGGAGCCCGAGACATGAACGCTGACCTTGTCATCGGTGCCCGAAGCCGCCGCGCCGTCGACCGGCTGCGTCCGGCCCGCCTCGACGTTGGCCAGCGCGTAGTAGAAGCTATGGGTCGCGGTCAGGACGACGACCGTACACCAAGGCGGCACGATGACCTCTTGCCAGTCGGTGCCGATGGATGCCCCGATCAAGCGGGTCGCAGGGGCCCGGGTGTAGCCGGACAGGTCAAGGGTGGCCATCGTCACACCTCCAGGCGGTCTGCCGCGTCATCGGGCAGGGTCGCCAGCATCAGCGCTACCGTACCACGGAGCGGGTCAGGCTGCACGGAGACGACCATCGCCATCCGGTCGGCCCATCCCCCAGCGGTCGACAGGTACAGCCCGCCGGTCTGCGTGCCGCTGTAGAGCACGACGTCGCCGGGGCACAGGGTCCAGTGCCAGAGGCCCGCGAAGTCGGCGCTGATGACCTCGGGGAGCACGTTCGCCCAGACCGACAGGCGGTCGGCCGCGGCGGCGCGCATGGCCGTCTCGTTTGACCACAGGTACTCGGTGACGTCGTAGACCTTGAGCCCACCCATCGGGTACTGCGACGCGGGCGCCGCGCCGGTCGTGGTGCCCGACGTGCTCTTGATGCCGACAGGGCCATAGGTGAGGTTGCTCCACGTCGCCTGCTCAACCGCCGGGCCTTCGACGGCCTGCGCATCGGTGACACGAAGCCGCTGGATGCGGGCTGTCGCGCGCGACTGCGGCCGGATGTCCTGCGCGCACCGCAGTGTCAAAAGGCCCTGCCTGAGCGTCAAGAAGGCCCCGAAGCCCTGCAGGATGCCGGTCAGCCATTGCCCGCCGTCTGCGGGTAGGGGGTCGACGATGGCCTCGATGTCGTTGGCGCCTGCACTGCCGGGGGCCAAGGCATCGTTGACGCTGCTGAAGATGTCTGCGATGTCGACCTCCAAGCCATCCCGCAGCGCGTATCCCCAGTCGCGCGGGAGCACGTCATAGGGCCCGTTGCCGCCCGATCCCGTCGACGTCAGGATGCGCGCGACGAACTGCCGGATGTCGCCATAGACGAAGGGGACGAACTCGACGACCGACCCGATGGCTGCGTTGACGCGCACCGTCCCGTGTACGTCGGCAGTCGCCACGCCGGTCAGGCGGTCGGGTCCGGTAGCGATGCCGGTGTATGTCAGGTAGAACGCCTCGGCGCCGCTGGCGGGGGTGACTTTGACCGCCCCGGTCCCGCCGGTCAAGCGCACCCCGGACGGCGGCGCGGCGGCGAGGCGCAGGGTCGTGTCGCCGACGACGTACCCGACCCCGCTGATGGACCCGGGCGCGCGGTAGGCGCTGAACAACTGCGGCTCGCTGCGCAGGTCACCGTCGCCGCGCATCCGGCCGGCGAGGGCAGACACTAGATCCCAGACCTCGCAGGTCAGCGTGCCCCGGCCGTCGTTGGCCAGACCAGCGATGCGGCCCGCGGCGACTGGCTGGTAGTCCGTGTAGGGCATCCCCGGAAAGCCCATGCGTAGCCGCACGAGGTTGCCCCGGCGCAGGGCGCGCAGGGCGGTCAGTAGCCTGCCGTCACCCGGTCCACCGACCAACACCCCGAAGCGCCACGCGCCGGCCTCGGGGGTCCATTCAATCGGGGCGACCCCGGCAGACCCGAAGGTCAGCGCCCCGATGTCGAGCCACGGGGCGACGGTCAAGCCCAAGCCACCCGACACCGCGACGTCGGCGGTGGTCAGGATGACAGGCGACCCGTCGACGGTCAGCGCGTAGATCGGCGCCAGCGCCCCGCTGTCGAGGCGCGCGCGGAAGTCGGCCGGCCAACTCATGACCGCACCCGGAAGGCCGATGCCACGAAGCCGGATGGCCCCGGTGCGCGGCCGATGGCCTGATCCAAGGACATCGCCAGCGGGGCGGTGTGCGGCGTGGTCGCGCCCCCAAGGGTCACCCCGCGCAGGGCCGCGAGGTGCGCGGGGTGCTCGGTCAGGGTCATCGTCACGTCGTAGTAGAGCTCGCGGTCGCTGCGGATTTCGGGCGCGTCGCCGGGCTCCATCACCAGCACAGGCCAGAACCCATAGGGCCGGACGGCGATGGGGGTCTGTGCCATCCGTGACCGGATCGGCGTGGACAGCGTGACCAGCCCGACTGATGACACCGACGTTGCGATGGGCTCTTCGATGATGCCCTCGGGGTTTTGGCTCTGGGCGATGAGCCTGTCGCCCGACACCAGCGCCGCAGACGGCTCCCATGCCAGCATCTGCGCCCCGCCCGACGTCAAGAACGACGATGTGCCCGGCGTGATCGCGCTGACGGTCCATGCCAGTAGGGCCTTGCCCGGGTCGCGGGCGAAGCCGACCGCGCCGCCGCGCTGCAGGTGCGAGACCAGCGTCCGCAGGCCGTACCGGTCATCCTCCGACACCGCCTGCAGGTCGAGGGTCACGCGCCAGCGCACGCCCTGCTGAACCCGCACCGCACGGCCGGACAGGGGTGACACCCCTTCAGCGACGGCCTCGACATCGGCCTGCAGGGCGGCCGGGTACACGTCGAGCGTCAACAGGCGCGCAGACCCGGGGGCGTACCAGTAGAACCGCGAAGCCATCAGGTGCCCCCCAGGCCCGTTGTACCACGGCGCAGGCCACCCGGCCTTGTCATCCTGTCGAGGTCTCGCAGGGTCGCGGGCACCACGTCGGGGTGGAGCGATGCGGCCTGGATGACCAGCGTCGGCCCTGCAGGCTGCGGCCCGCCTCCGCGGCGGCTGTAGGTGCGCGCATCGGTCGGCTGCCCCGGGCGCCCGCGGGGGTCTGTGACTGCCATCGCCGCATCTCTCATGGCGCGCAGCTCATCGGCGCGGGCATCGCTGACCCGCCGGCCCCGGCCTTGGTCGCCCGGGGTGAAGATGTCGCGGAGCCATGCGCGCACGCGGTCCCAGGTCTCTCGCCACCAAGTGCGCACGCCATCAGCGATGGATGCCGCGATGCCCCGGAAGCCGCCGATGTCGCGCCACCAACCGACGATGCCCCGGACGATGGCCACGGGCAACTCGATGACCAGCGCCACGGCGAGGCGCGGGATGATGCTGACGAGGTGCACAATCAGATCAGGGAGCACCTTCACGATAAGGTCCGGCACCAACTGGACGATCAGCGCAGGTAGGTTGCTTAGCCCCTTGATGATGCTCTGGATCTGCTGCACGATTGCGTTGGACGTCGCCTTGGCGCCATTCTCGCCCAAGGACTGCAGGCCGCTGATACCGGCTGCGATGGCCTCACCGATCAGCGGGATTGCTGCGGCGAGCTTGGCAAACATGCCGTCACCAGCGACGTTTCCGAGGGCCTCCCCCAGCTTTGCACCAAGCTTGGGGATGATGCTGGACAGGACGCCGCTGATGTCGCCCGCGAGTACTTGGCCGATCATCTTGCCGGCGTTGGCGGCCTTCTGGATGGACTCTTGGTACATCTTGCCCAAGATGGTCCCGAGTTCTTCGATGGCGGCGGCGGCCTCTGCCATCGCCTTTGACGTCAAGTCCTGCATCGCCGCCTGCGCCTGCTCACGGGCTGCCTCGGCTACCTGCGGGGCGCCAATCTGGGCCGCTGCGCGCTCGATGTCGAGCAGCTTGAGCTCGATGGCCTGAAAGGCTGTCAACGCGTCCTTGGGCGGCGCAAGCTGGTCAAGCTCGGCCTGCAGGGCGCGCAGATCGTCAATCGCCTGCGCGGGGATGAGGTTCGACACCGGGCCCAACGCGGATGCGGCGCGCTCGGCGTCCTGAAACGCCTCCAGCGCTTTGACGAGGCTGTCGTACTCGCGCCGCATCTCGGCGAGGCGCTTGGCGGCTTCGGCACGCGCGCGGTTGGCTTCCTTCTCGGCCTCGCTCTGCGCCTCCAACTCCCGGCTGTACTCTTCGCTGGCGTCGATCAGGGCGAGCGCTTCACCCTTCTCGGCCTTCAACGCCACCGACGTCTCTTCGGCGGCGCGCAGCCGGGCACGGGCGTTCTCGATCTCGTTCTGCGCGAGAACGACCTCGTCGGCTGACATGCTGTTGGTCAGGCCGATGGCGGTCTCTGCGGCCTTGATCGCAGTCTCCCGCGTGCGGATGACCTCGCGCTCCTTCTCGATGATGCCGGCAAGGTTGCGCTCTTGGTCGTGGTAGTCCTCGGCCAACGCATTGCGCGAGCGCGTGGCTGCGGCTTCGTGTTTGTCGATCTCGCCGGTCAACTCCTTGAAAGCAAGCGCAGCGTCGTCGTTCGCGCCGCGGAGCCTCACCAGCGCCGCATGGATGCCCTCAAGCAAAGGGCGGGCCGCATCGGCGCGCGCGCCGGCCTCCTCCATGCGCGCGGCAAGCCGTCCGGTGGCCTCTGCTGCCTGTTCGGACTGGTTCGCAAGGACCGCGTAGGCAGCGACCAACGCGGCGACCGCGACACCGGCCGCGGCAGCGACAGTCATCGACCCGCCCAGCGCGGCCTTGAGCACGTCGGCGGCCTCAGACGCGCTGCCGAGGGCGCCCGCGATCTCGGGGCCCTGTTGCATGATGACCATGAACGGGTTGGCGCCGCCGGCCAACTGCTGTGCGACGTCCGCGAGGTTGTAGCGCAGCGTCATCACGCGGCCGTGTAGGTTGCTGACAGACCCCGCAGCGTCGTCGGCTGCGTCGGCGGTCTTCTTGATCGCCCCGGGCGCACCATCGGGCGAAGCATCCCCGCCGGCGGTCCGGTCTGCGGCTGCCTGCGTCGCTGCGGCCTGTCCCTTCAGGGCCTCGGCGGTCTCTGCGGCCTGCTGTTCAAGGGCCGCGCCGGTCTTCGTGGCCTCGGCCTGCGCTTCGGCGAGGGCATCGGCCGCGTTCCCGGCGGACAGCAAGGACTTGGTCGCCTCATCGCGGGCCCTGATGACTACGTTGATCACGTCGGACATCTGTGGTCACCGGGCGCCGGTCAGCGCAGTCAGGAGGGCAGCGAGGGGGCTGTGCTCGGCGTCGTGGCGCTCGCCTGCGAGGGCGGCGGCGGCGTCAAGATAGAGCGCCTGCCACGGGCAGTCTATCCCGATGAGCGCCGAGGGGCGCACCCCGTACCGTCGCGCGGCGAGGTCAGCGGTCAGCGGTAGCCCCGGCTGCGCGGCCACGAAACGAAGCCACCAGCGCGGCCGCCTCCCGTGCGAAGCCTGTCGCGGCCTCAGCGCACGCCCACACGGTGCCCCAAGGCATCGTCTGGATGCCGACGGTCCCGGCGGCCGGGTCGTCATCGCCGGGGAGGACCACGCGCATCGGGGTCCACGTCACCCCGTCAAGCGACACCCCGTCGACCGCGGCCATCACGACCCGGTCGGCGGCCTGCGCGGCGCTGCGGAGGACCGATGCCCCGAGCGCCGACAGGTCAAGGTCCGGCGCGTTGGCGGGCGCCTTCGCGGCGGCCTCGATCTTCGCCAGCGCCCCGCCGACAAGGCCCTCCAAGACGCCGGCCTGCGCGGCCTGCCCCGGCGACAGGCGCCGGACGCGCCAGTAGAGCGCGGGGCGGTCGCCGTCGGCGGGCTGCATGACGGCGGTGAAGGGCACGGCAGCGGCGCGCAGAACGCTGAGCACGTCCGGCGCGGCGGGGGTCTGTCCGGTTTGGTCAGGCATCGGCGCTCGACTCCGCGTTGACGATGACGATGGACGGGAGGTCGTTGCTGGCGAAGGCAATCGACGTGGTCAGGTCAGCCATCGACCCGCCGACCGTTTCAGTCACGGTCGCCCGGCAGTCCTGCAGGGTGATCGTGATCGTCTTCGCGCCGGTCGCGGTGTCGGTGAAGGTCAGCACCAGATCGCCGGTCGTGTCGGCGGTCTCGGCGATGCGCGGGGCAAAGCTGTCCTTGTCGACGACGATGGTCGCGGTGGCCCGGCGGGGCACGCCCACGGACGGCTCGGCGCTGGTCAGGGCCCCGACCTGCGGGCGGCGGGTCGCGCCGTTGGTGATGACTGCCTCGGCGCTCTTGACGGTGCCGATGCTGCTACCACCCCACGTCACGACGCACTCGTATGCCTCAGCGAAGACCACCGACGGGTAGGACGGCGAACCGGCGGACCCGTCGGCGGCAGCACTCATGCCGATGATGTCGACGTTCCACAGCACCTCGCCGCCGGGGGTGACTGACAGGCCGAGGCTGTTGATCTTGCACCCGGCGTTGAGGATCGACCGGCCGCTGTCGCCGTAGATCTGCTCAATCGTGAGCGAGGGCAGGGCCGCGGCCGGGCCGTAGGTGTGGGTATAGGGGCCGGTGCCAGACGACGCGGCAGCACCGAGGGCAGCGCGCATCAACAGCCCGAGGCCGCTGTAGGACGCGGGGATGGTCAGAGCACCGCCGACCTCCACGCTGGCGACGAACTCATCCTTGACGAACCCACCGGTCCCGTGCGACAGGCGGCCGCGGACGTTGCGGGTGCGGGTCGAGGTGAGGGTCGACCCGTTGATCGGCCAAGACTTCGTGCGGCTGACGGCCGTGCCGGGGGTGACCTCGACGCCGACCATGACGCCGGAACCGCGAGCGCTGTAAGGGACTGCCATAGGGGCCTCCGGAGTGTCGGTGGGGGTCTATCAGATCGCGGGGGCGATGCCGCGGAGTTTCAGGTAGTGCCGCTCTTCGGTCAAGAACCCTGACCAGCCGACGCGGAGGACCGCGAGCCCGTCGCTGGCGTTCTGGACGTTGACCAAAGCGCGCACGGTGTGGCCGGTCTCATCGGTGAAGAGGCGCAGGTTCGCGGCGAGCATCCAGTTGGGCGCGCTGGCGTGGCCGCCGGTCGTTGCGACGTAGAGCCAATCGACGTCCTCGAAGACGTCGCTGCCGTTGTAGTTGTACCCTGCCTGAAAGCGCAGGGACCAGCCAAAGACCGCGTAGATGTGCCGGAACTCGTCGACGCCGACCACGGCGGTCTGCGCGGGGGTCGGGGTGTTGGAGCCCGCGGACTGGCCCCACGACGGGCTGTCCCAGAGGATGGCGCGGCCGGCGGGCATGATGCGCCCGGCCTCGGCGTAGGCGCCGACGGTGTTCGCGAAGGGTCCGGCGGACGGGTCGACGGCAACCGCGGTCGCGGGGCTGTAGTACAGGTAGATCGTGCGGACGGCGCCGGCCGGGGCGGTCGCGGGGACGTCGATCTCGAAGTCGAAGATCCCGACCTTTGATGCGTAGGTCCACGTCGCGCGCTCATGCGTGATGACCGACCCGCCCGCCGTGGCGAAGCGCACGTCGTAGCCGTTGCTTTGGACAGTCTCCCAGAAGTGCGCGAGGTCAGGCCCCAAGGTCAAGCGCGCCACAACCGCGGCGCCGCCGGGGGTCGCTCCGGTGGTGTCGCACGTCACAGCGACGCGGAAAGCGTAGTTTGACCCATTGGATGCGGTGATCCAAGCCATTAGGCCGTCGCCTTCCACTGCCATCGGACAGTGAGGATCGCGGTTGCGCAGCCCACAGGCACGCCGACGTCGGCGGCTGCGGACGGCGCGGTGAGCTCGCCCAGAACCACGTCCCGCACCGTCGCCCCGAGCGTCCGGTCGGTCAGGGTCGCGGCGCGCACGCGCTGCCACAGACCCACGGCTGCGACGTCTCGGGACAACGGGGTATCCGCCGTGCCCTGCGCCCACATGCGCAGCTCGAAGGTCGTCACTGTCTCAGCGCGAGTCAGTGCCGCCGGGGCGGTCACGTTCACCGACGACGTGATCATCCGCCACGCCACACAGTCACCGGTCACCGGAGGGCGGTCGGTTGCGCCGTAGGTCACGCGCTCCGCCGTCAAGCCCGACGCGGTGAGGAGCATCGTCCCCACGGCGGTCATGACGTCGGTGATGGCGGTATCGCGGTCAGACACGCTTGAGCTCGGCGGTGATGTTGCGGGCGAGGACGCGGGGGAGGTCAGCGGCGGCGCGGTCAGCGGCGGGGCGCAGGAAGGGGCGCGCGCGGATGCTGACCTGCTCCACCAGCTTATACCACAGTTGCCCCGACGGCTTGTGCCGCAGGTAGAGCGCCCCGGACTTCGCCTTGAAGACCGTGAACAGGCCCGCGCCGGACTGCCGCAGGGGCCCGCCGAACCGGTCGACACCGGCGGCGGTGCGCGCGGGCGGGAGTGGAATGCGCAGGTAGCGGCCGCGCTTCGGGCGGATGGGGTCTTTGGTGCCGTACTCATGGACCCCGGCGTAGCGCACCGACGCCCCGCCGTTGACGCGGCCTCCGGCGCTGATGACTGCCTCGGGGCCTTCGGGGGTGTCCCGCACGGTCCCGGCGATGGAGCGGCGCAGGTGCCCGGTGCGGACGTTGAGGACCGTCGCGGCGTTGCCCTTCGCATAGCCCTCGCCTCTGAGCGCCACTTCAACCATCGTCCGCTGGACTGCCGCGCGGAAGCCGCCGGCCCCCATGCGCTTGATCATCGCAGCGGCCTCGGCGGGGGTCATCAGACCACCGGGATGACGTAGCGGGCGATCATCTGGCGCACGGCGTCCGGCATTGTCTCGGGGCGAAGGGATGTGGAGATGCCGGCCTCGCTGACAGAGGTCCGGCCTTGGCCGTGCCGCAGGTCGAAGAGATGCCGCGTGAGGACTGCGACCGCGTGCGCAAGGTCATCGGGCAGGGTCGCCCATCCCGCGGTCACCACAGCGCGCACAGACCGGCGGGTCAGCGGCAGCGGCGGGTATGACGGGTCGATCTCGATCATCGACGTGCGGGCGTCGAGGACGTAGCCGGCGCTGTCTCGCAGGGTTGAGGCATCCCAGACCCGCGAGGTGGAGACGTGGATCGAGGTGACGGCGGTGATGTTGGGAACGCGCACCAGCAGCGTGTAACCGTCCTCGGACACGACTACTTCGGGCTCGATCAGGGTGTAGGTCGTGGACCCGAGCGTCGGCGCGCCGTTGTCGGGCATGGCGCTGCAGACCGCCGCGGCGATCATCGCGTCGGCCACGTCGATCAGCGTCTCGATCTTGGTGTCTTCCGCAGTCCCGGTCAGGCCGGGGATCTGCAGGCGCGCGGCGGCGGCGGTGATCACGGGCACGGGGGCACCCCATACGGGTCGGTCGGTTCGGCGGGGCCGTCCGGGGCGTCGGGGTCGCCCGGGGCGCGCTGGGGCCCCGGGGCGGTGACCAGCCGGCGCGTGAGGTACGCGGGGCCGGCCGGGGCGCGGCCTACGGCTGCGTAGGCGCGCGGGAGGGGATGGCCGGGCGCCGGGCCACCTGCGACCGCGGGGGCGGCTGCAGGGGCCTCAGCGCCCGGCAGGGCGGCCCCCGCCGGCGTGGGGGCGTCGGCGGGGGTGCGGGGCATCAGACGCGGACCTCTTCGCAGAGGAGCGAGTAGCGGCCGTAGATGGCCACGCCCGACGCGGTGACGGCCTTGTTCAGCTTGATAGCAGCGCCCGGCGCGATCTCAAGGATCGTGCCGACCGCGGCCGTCGCGAGGGTCAGGGCGATCGGCGTGGTCGCGGCGAGGTCGCCGGTGCCGCCGCTGCCGCTGGTCCGGGTGTCGAAGCTGTGCAGCGTGGTCGCGCCGTTCGCAAGGGTCACCGTCGCGTAGTTGGTGTCGTTCGCGGTGACGGCAGCCTGCGGCGTGAAGTACCCGCTGATGATGCGGAGCTTCACGGGCAGGGGGTTGACGTACACATCGCCGTCGACGGTGCCGGCGGCGGCACGGATGAGCAGGAGGTCAACCTGCCGGGTCATGGGTTGGGACATGGGGTCACCTCAGAGGCGCTGGGGGTGGATCAGGAGGCGTTGTAGCCGTACACCACGTTGACGATGCTGCCGCTGGTCGGCGCGCTCGCGTGGTCGGGGCTCTCGAAGGCGTAGCGGCCGGAGGCCACCAGCGCGCCGGTGTTGTTGAGGATGTTGACGTCCGACTCGACGCGCAGGCCCTGGCGGGTGCCGAGGATGTAGCGGTTGAGGTCGACCATCACCACGCCGCCCTTGGTGTTGCTGCCGCTGGTGGCGTTGTGGACGCCGGCGGTGTCGAAGGCGCCGGTCTCCGCGCCGGTGCGGCCGAGCGGCCACGCGCGGATGACGGGGCGGCCACCGATGGCAGCGACCTGCCCGCTGAGGATGGTCGCCTGCGGGCCGAACTTCTCCAGGGTCGCGACCTGATCCATCGTGCTGAACTTGCTCAGGATCTCGGCGAAGGAGGCGAAGACCGCGACGCGGGACATGTCCTGCCCGCAGCCGGCGCTCATCTGGCTGTGCATCTCTTGGATCTTCGCGAAGGTGTAGGTCGAGGCCAGATCCTTCTTGGCCGCGGTACCGATCTTGAGCGCGCGGGCGCGCAGGCCGAGGAAGGACCGACGGTGGTCGAGGCTGCCGCCGACCGCGCTGCCGCCCGACGGGGTGCCGACGGGGAAGACGCCCTCGGGGGCCCAAGCGGTGAGGCTGTCTTGGTG